GTCAACTTTCCCTCCCCGAGCAGTGCGGGGGAGGTGGGACGTGAGACGCACCATAGCCGCTGTGCTCCCCTTCCTGTGGATTGGTTGACCGGTTCCGCATCCTCGAGGGTTTCAGGCACTCAGAACGCAACCTGTGCGGAGCGTTTTTAGGCAGGAACAAACCCGCAGCGCACCGATGCTGCAGGCGTTACATGGTATGCTCGTCGCATGTTCTGCACGGTCTGCCAATCACAGCTATCGCCACTTCGACGTGGCGACCAGGTCACATGCTCGAGCAAGTGTCGAGTGGCTGCGCATCGTGCGCTGCCAGCACTAGAGCTCCGTGACCGTGCACGCTGGGTGCGACGCATGCCATCCAAGATGCCAATGCAATGCAACGGATCACCCGCATCGTCAACGAACCCGGACACCTGGTGCGATTACACCGCCGCCGCCACCAGCAACATCGGTGCCGGGCTCGGCTTCGTTCTCAACGGTGACGGCATCGTGTGCGTTGACTTCGATCATTGCCTTGACGGTCGTGGTCGTGCGCTTCCGTGGGCAGCTGCTCTGCTCGAGTCCGTTCCGGCCACATACATCGAAGTGTCACCATCGGGTGATGGTTTGCATGTCTGGGGATTCGGCACCGTCAGCAAAGCCCGAGTGACCACAGGTGTCGAGGTGTACGGCAACGGTCGTTATCTCACAGTCACAGGCCGGCGCTGGCGTGCGTGCGGTTCTTCGTTTGCGAACATTGATGAATGGATCGGGTCGCTGCCGGTCTGAACAGGGGCAACGATGGCTGCAGGTCCAATGGAGAAAGCGATCCGGTCCACGCTCAAGCAGCTTGAGGTGAGCCCGGTCACTGATGCCAGGGCACGCTTGGCGATCGTGCTGGCAGTGTCACTTGATGCAGGCGCAGGTATGGCGACAGCGGCCATCTCGCGTGAACTACGGGCAACGCTGACTGAACTGGAGAACCGCGATGGCGGCGACACGGACGGATTCGCAAACCTTCTTGAACAGTTGTCTGCCCCGGTGGTCAACGCCAAGAAGTGACAGACCAACGCTCGGTGATCGGGTCGCCAGAATCGCTGAGGTTCTCGGCACCCCTTTGATGCCGTGGCAACGTCACGTTGCTGACGTCGCCTACGAACTCGATCCTGATACCGGTCGCCTGGTCTACCGTGAGATCCGGCTGACAGTTCCACGTCAATCAGGCAAAACGACTTTGATGCTGTCTGCGATGACGCACCGCTGTGTTGCGATGGGCGGTGTGCAACGTGTCAGCTACACGGCACAGACCGGCAAAGACGCCCGGCTGAAGTGGGAAGACGAACACGTCCCGGTGCTCGAGCGTTCACCGTTCGCATCACTGATGCAGGTGCGTCGCACCAACGGCAGCGAAGCTATCCGCTGGGGTGACGGTTCGATCTGGTCGCTGATGGCCACTACCGAAACCGCCGGCCACGGTGCCCAGCTTGATCTTGGCGTCATTGACGAAGCGTTTGCGCTAACTGATGACCGGCTCGAGCAGGCCATGAAGCCTGCAATGGTTACCAGGCCGCAACCGCAGCTGTGGATTGTTTCGACCGCTGGCACGAACGACAGCCTGTATCTGAACGACAAGGTCGATGACGGCAGGCTTCGGGCAATGGCCGGCGACACGAAAGCTGTGGCTTACTTTGAATGGTCTGCTCCTGATGATGCTGATATCGGTGACGAATCGGTGTGGTGGGATTGCATGCCGGCTTTGGGTGTGACGGTTCCGATCGAAGCGATCCGATCCGATTTTGAGTCGATGCGTGAACCTGAGTTTCGACGTGCGTATTTGAATCAACGTCAGGATCGTGCAGCTGCTGCACCGTGGCAGGTGTTGTCGCAGGATCTGTGGGATGCGTGTGCTGATGTTCGGTCGCGCATTGATGGTCCGGTTTCGTTGGCGTTGGATGTGACACCGTCACGGTCGATGTCTTCGATCTGCGCAGCTGGTTTGCGTGCTGATGGTGTGGCGCATGTCGAGGTGATCGGCAACAGACCTGGTACTGCGTGGGTGTTGGATTGGTTCACACCTGATCGGGTGCGTGAGTACAAGTCGATCACGATTGATCCTGTGTCCGCTGCTGGTTCGATGGTTGGCGATCTGCGCCGCCTCGGTTTGCATGTCAACGAGATCAGTACCAGGCAGATGGCGACCGCTTGCGGCAAGTTCTTTGATCTGGTTGTTGCTGGCGAGTTGCGTCACATCGAGCAGTCACCGTTGTCTGGTGCTGTTGCTGGTGCGAAGCGCCGCAAACTTGGTGACGCTTGGGGTTGGCATCGTCGCGATACTGCGGTTGATGTGTCCCCGTTGGTGGCGTGCACGTTGGCGTTGTTGAATGTTGTTGGTGCCGAGTTCGCGTCGGGTGTTCCGACGATCGTTGACCCGTGGGGTGAGTCCGTTGCGTGACATGTTGACCACGGTGTTTGAGATCGTTGGTTGCGCACTGGTTGTTGCTGGTGTTGCGATGTTGTCCGTTCCTGTTTCTGTGATCGTGGCCGGCGTGCTCATGGTCACCGTGTCCTATCTGGTGGCTGACCGATGAGTTTGTTTGCGAAGCGTGCTGTGAATCCACCGGACCCGTTGCAGGTTGCACCGTGGATTGTTGGCAATAACTGGTCTGGTGAGCCTGTCAATGAAACAAGTGCCCTCGAGGTTGCCGCTGTTTTTGCGGCTGTTTCGTTGTTGGCTGATTCGGTGGCGTCGTTGCCGATCCGGTCAGTTCGTCATGTTGGTGATCGTGTTGAGTCGCGACCTGTGCCCCGGTGGTTGTCGGGTTCGAGCACGGTCACTCAGTACGAGTTGATCCACATGATCGTGTCGTCACTTGCTTTGCACGGCAACGCGTATATCTACATCGATCGTGAGAACGGCACACTGCCGTTGTCGCTGACCCCGTTGCACCCGAACAACGTGCAGGTCAACGTGATCAACCGTCAGCGGTATTACACCGTGAACGGTGGAACGATCCCACAGGACTCAATGCTGCACATTCGCTGGTGGACACCACCGCAGGCTGCAACTGGTTTGTCACCGATCGAGATGCAGAAGACGACCATCGGGTTGGCGTTGTCAATGGAACGCCACCTGGCACAGTTCTACGGTGAGGGTGCAACACCATCATCGGTGCTCGAGGTTGACGGCGACCTGACAGCAGATCAGGCAAAGGCTTTGCAGGCTACGTGGGAAACTCAGAACCGCCGTCGCCGCCGGCCAGCTGTTCTGACCAACGGCATGAAGTGGCGCAGCATTACTGCTGACGCTGCATCTATGGAGATGAACGCATCACGTGAGCTCCAGATTGCGCAGGTCGCTCGGATCTTCCGGGTGCCGGCCTACATGATCGGTGCACGTGGCGAGTCGAACACGTACACGAACAACGAAGCTGCCGGCCAACACTTTGTGACGTACACGCTGTTGCCGTGGTTGCGTCGCATCGAGGCTGCGCTGTCGTCGCTGATGCCGGCCCCACAGGAACTGATGTTTGATACAGCTGGGTTCTTGCGTGCCGATCAAATGAACCGCTATCGCGCTCACGGTGTCGGCATCCAGTACGGTTTCCTAACCCCGAACGAAGCACGTGCCGTTGAAGGACTCGAACCGTACTTTGGTGGTAACGAGTTCGTGATGGCTTTGCCGGGCTCACCGATGGCCGGCCCAGGTATCGACCCGCCGCCTATGGGCATCGACGACCAGCCGCCAGTCTGATGCCATACCAAATCGAGCAGGACATCGAAGGTTGTGCTGGTTGGGCTGTTGTCAAGATTGGTGAAGGCATGGTTGATGGCGGTTGTCATCCAACGATGGCTGAAGCCGAAGCGCACCTGACCGCTTTGAACCTTGCGACAATGAACGAAGATCGTGCACCTGACAGCTTCGAACCAACGCAGCCGATGGTTGACGAAGCGCAGCAGGGGTTGGATTGGCGCACCGAGTTCGGGCGGGGTGGCACAGCGGTTGGTATTGCTCGAGCGCGTGACATCGTGAACCGTCGTCCGTTGTCGCTTTCGACGGTGCAACGCATGGCTTCGTACTTCGCACGTCACGCTGTTGACAAAGAAGCCGAGGGGTTCCGGGTTGATGAACCTGGCTATCCGTCGAACGGTCGTATCGCATGGGCGCTATGGGGTGGTGACGCAGGTCAGCAATGGTCTGCTGAGATTCTGAGCAGTCTAGAAAGAGAGTTCGAACCGATGACCGCTGAAACCCGTGACGGTGAGATCGCAGGCATGTACCCGATCACGCCACATCAGATCGCACAAATGGATTCCGAACATGACGTTGTTGAACTGTTCGGCCAGTACGACCAGGGCTCAGGCCCCGACGGTGCCCACTATGTAGCCGAGTCACCTTTTGCCGCTGATGGTTTGGTGTGCTCGAGTTGCGTTTACTACGAAGGCCCGCGTGCCTGTCACCTCGTGGCCGGCGATATTGACCCGAACGGGATCTGCAAGAAGTGGATCATCCCTGGTGCACTCGTGAACCCTGATGCTGTCGCTGAACCGATGGCTCCGATGGCTCCGATGGCTGAGGCTGCGTTGCCGATGCGGTATGCGGCGATCGAAACCGAGACACGCAAAGTGAACGGTCGTGACGTTGAGTTTCGTTCGGTCACGGTGGGCCCGCTTGACGTTCGTGCAGCTGGTGACGGCATGCAGTTCAGTGGCTATGCGGCTGTGTTCAACAGTGACAGCGAACCGTTGCCGTTCATCGAGCAGATCGCACCTGGTGCGTTCAAGCGTTCTTTGAGCTCTGGCCGTGAGATCCGCATGTTCAACAATCACAACACCGACCAGGTGCTTGCGACCACGAAGAACGCGACCCTGTCTTTGACCGAAGACGATCGCGGCCTACGGGTTGACGCAAAACTTCCTGACACAACGCTTGGTCGTGACCTTGCCACGCTGATCGCTGATGGCACTGTTCACAGCATGTCGTTCGGTTTCAGTGTTCCGCAGGGTGGCGACAGCTGGTCTGCTGATGGCACCTCACGTGTTTTGCGTGAGGTTGTGCTTCACGAGGTTTCCATTGTGCAGGGTTTCCCTGCATACCCTGAGACAGCTGGTGCGACTGTTCGCACCGCTGATGATGTTGTCGAATCCGCTGCCGGTGTGCCGGTTGCGTTGATGCGACGCAAGCTCGAACTGAACGCGAAGCGTTCGGTCGATTGACGGCTCGGGTCCGTGCCCGGAGCAGCTGCGGCTGCCACCACCACGAACACCACCCGTAATGCAGTAAAGCAGTACCCCCATTCCAACTAGTCCCAGGAGGACAGCCATGAGCGAAGAGCTCGTCAAGCGGCTGACCGAGAAGCGCGCGAGTGCGTGGGAGCAGGCCAAGTCCCTGCTCGACGTTGCGACTCTCGAGAACCGCGATCTGAGTGCTGAGGAATCAGCACAGTTCGACCGTATCAACCAGGACATCGACGCTTACGATGCCCGCGCAAAGCAGATCCTTGAGGTTGAGGCTCGCGAGCGTGCGATCACTGAGAGCCGCAACGCTCTCGGACTTCCGCAGGACTTCACCCCTGCAGAGATCAAGCAAGCCCAGACCGACGCTGAGATCATCCGCAGCATCGCCACTGGTGAGCGCCGCATGGCTTCGTTCGAAGCTCGTGACGTCACCACCGGCAGCACCGGTGCACCGGTCCCGACGAACTTCTACAACCGTCTGGTTGAGCAGCTCGTCCTTCAGGGCCCGATGCTTGACGGCAATGTCGTCACCATCCTCACCACCGATTCCGGCAACAACCTTCAGATCCCTCGCCAGTCTGGTTTCACCGCCCCGGCGATCACGTCTGAAGGTTCGTCGATCTCCGAGTCCGATCCGTCGTTCTCGGCGTTCATCACCCTCGGTGCGTTCAAGTACGCAGCTACCCTCCAGCTTTCGCGTGAGGTCGTCGAGGATTCAGGCATCAACCTGCTTGACTTCGTCGCACGTCAGGCCGCTGTTGGTATGGGCACCGCCGTCAACGCTGGTCTCACGACCGGCACCGGCACCACCCAGCCCAAGGGCATCGTGGCCGCTTCGACTCTCGGCGTCACTGGTGGAACCGGCGTGTCCGGCGTGCCCACCGCTGACAACCTGATCGACCTGGTCTACAGCGTTGGCTCCCCGTACCGTCGCCGTGGCGGTTCCTGGCAGATGCGTGCAGCGACCCTCGCTGCGATCCGCAAGCTCAAGGACACCACCAACCAGTACATCTGGCAGCCCTCCCTTCAGGTGGGTCAGCCCGACACGCTGCTTGGTTTCCCGGTGTACGAGAACCCCGACGTCGTCGGAACCGGCACCTCGGCGAAGTCCGTCATCTTCGGTGACGCGTCGTCGTACTACGTGCGTCAGGTCCGTGGCATTGAGGTCGCACGCGATGACAGCGTCGGCTTCGTGTCGGACCTCATCACCTTCCGCATCACCTGGCGTGGAGACGGCAACTTGCCGGACACCGCTGCTGTGAAGCACTTCATCGGTGGCGCTTCCTAACCACCGGTAACAGGTCGTGCGTTGGGGTGCTGCTTTGCCCGTGGGCGGCACCCCACGCACACCACCTGGCAGTTCCACTGGCAAACACGGGAACACTGGAGAAAGAACATGGGCAACAAAAGGAATCGCAATGCTGGTCGAGATCAACGGAATCCCAACGGATCTGCCGCCGCACATAGCAACAGCGTTGGTGCTGGCGCAGATGTGCAGAATCCTCGAGCCGGAATCCTCGTCCACAGCAACGCACCCTGGGCCGGCACCGGTTACGGGGTCCAAGCCGCGAACATCACGCGCCAGATCAAAGCCACCGGCAGACCGGTCACGTTCTCAAGCAACTACGGGCTCTACGGTGGGATCACCGCATGGGAAGGCGTCGAAGTCCTCCCGAACGGCTACCACCCGTACAGCTGCGACATCCTCACAGCGCACACCAAACACGCGCAAGAAACCACCGGAGCCCGAACAGCTCTCCTAACCCTGTTCGACACTTGGGTTTATGACGGTGCAAACATTGATGGCATTGACCTGGTGGCCTCATGGGTGCCGGTCGATCATCTGCCGCTACCACCGAAAGTTTTGGCGTTCTCGCAACGTCCCACGGTGATGTCGATCGCTATGTCACAGTTCGGCTTGGAGCAGCTCGAGCGTGCCGGCATCGCAGCCGAGTACGCACCGCACAGTGTTGACACTGACACGTTCAAGCCAGGTGCCACTGTTGACGGTGCAAACGGTCGCGACATTCTGAACATTCCTGATGATGCGTTCGTTGTTGGCATGGTCGCCGCAAACAAAGGTCACGCACCGATTCGCAAAGCGTTCGGTGAGAACCTGTTGGCGATGGGTGAGTTCATGTCACGACATCAAGATGTCGTGCTGTACATGCACACCGAGTCACGTGGCGCTTCGCTCGGCATTGATCTCAAAGCGTTGGCTACAGCGTGCGGTATCCCAGAGGATCGAGTTATCTGGGTTGACCAGTGGGCTTACTACGCAGGTTTGTCAGCTGATGTGCTGGCCGCCATCATGGGTGCGTTCGATGTGCAGCTGCTGTGCAGTCGCGGTGAAGGGTTCGGTGTTCCGGTCCTCGAGGCTGCAGCGTGCGGGGTTCCGTCGATCGTGTCTGACTTCTCAGCGCAGCCCGAGCTCGTTGCAGACTTCGGGTATCTCGCCACGGTGCAACCGTATTGGGATGCCGGGTCATCATCATGGTTTTGCACACCGCTGGTGCACAGCATCGTTGACCAACTGGAAGATGCATACGTCACCGCTAAGGCCCCTGAGCGTCGTTCTAAGGCCCGCCAGCACGCAGAACAATACGAACACCGCAAGGTGTTCACCGAATGCTGGGAACCGATCCTGAGCCGCATCGATGAACGGGTCAACAATGGACACAGCCGAACTGATTGAAGTCCCCTGGCTTGAGCTCGGCAAACGATCCGAACCATTCAGGACCATCATCAACCAGCTGCCCCCAAATTGTGTCATCGTCGAAACCGGCAGCATTCGCAAAGAAGGCAACTGGTGCGGTGACGGACAATCAACGGTCGTCTGGGATCAGGTAGCCCGAACCCTCGCCGGCCACGTCACCACCATCGACATTGACCCGATCGGCGCACAACTAGTTGATCACCTCGGGCTGACATGTACCACAGCAGTCACGGCTGACTCACTGACCACGCTGCGCAAACTGTCTGCCCCGGTGGATCTGTTGTATCTCGACAGTTTCGACATTGACTTTGCACACCCTCAGCCAGCACAACAACATCACCTGCGTGAGATCGCTGCAGCATGGCACCTGGTGCGTCCGGGCTCAATCGTCGCAGTGGACGACAACCTGCCCGACGCTGGCAAAGGCCGGCGGGTAGCGGAGTTCCTTGAATCACGTGGTGCTGTTCGAATCGTTGACGCTTACGTTCAAGCCTGGAGAATCTGAATGACAATCACAAACGGATACTGCACGCTCGATCAACTCAAAGCGGTGCTGCGGGTCACAGACACAGTCGATGACGTGCTGTTCGAATCACGTATCGAGGAAGCGTCACGTGTGATCGACGATTACTGCAACCGTCGGTTCTACGCTGACAGCACAGCGACCGCACGGATCTTTGTTGCGTCAGAAACCACGAGTGTCGTGGTTGATGACATCAGCAGCACAACCGGTCTGGTCGTCAAAACTGACAGCGCAGGTGATGCGACTTACGCAAAGACGTTGACTGCAGCTGATTACCAGGCTGAACCTTTGAACGCTGTGTCGCGTGGTGTGCCGATCACAATGATTCGCACCACTGCCAGCGGTTACCTTCCTACTGCAATGGCACCAGCTGGTGTGCAGGTCACCGCTAAATGGGGTTGGCCTGCGGTGCCTGAACCGGTGCAGTCTGCGTGCATCATTCTCGCTGGTCGTCTTGTGAAGCGTGGTGATTCGCTGCTTGGTGTCGCTGGGTTCGGTGACCTCGGTGCGATCACGGTTCGCTCGATCGACCCTGACGTTCAGCGCATGCTGGCCCCGTATCGGGTGCTGGTGGTGGCCTAATGGCCGGCACAGCGTTAGACATCCAGGACAAACTTGCCGAGGCTTTGCAGACCATACCGGGCTTGCGCGTCGCAGATCATTTGCCTGAGCAGATCAATCCGCCGATCGCTGTGATTCAGGTGCAGTCGGTTACGTATCACCGGGCGATGCGCGGTGGCCTGTCCACCTTTGAGTATGTGGTGAGTGTGGTTGCCGGTCGTTTGGGTGATCGCACTGCGCAGCGCACGCTTGATGCGTGGATGTCTTGGGATGGTGCGCAGTCTGTGCGTGCGGCTCTCGAGGACGATCAGACCCTGTCGGGTGTCGCGCAGTCCGTGAAGGTGAACGACATGCTGGCGGTGCGACCTGTGTCGTTGGGTGACGCTGCGTATCTGTCTGTCGAGTTCAACGTCTACGTCAACGCATAGGAGCGAATCATGGCGTCATACAAGATCATCGGACCCTATCGGGTCTGTGAGCGTCAGCCAGGGGAAACCCTGACCGACAAAGACCTTGCGATTGCGGGAGTCGATGTTGACCACCTGATCGCAGCGGGTCACCTTGAAGAAACATCAACCAAGCGCAACGGCACCGCTGTTGCTGATACCCCGGAGGATCAAGCCTAATGGCTATCGTCGTCACTAACGCAGTTGTCACCATCGGTGGCGTGGATCTTTCCTCGCACATCACAAAGGTGACCCTGTCAACCTCAGTCAATGAGCTCGAGACCACCACGTTCGGCAACACCGCCAAGCGTCGCGTCGCCGGCCTCAAGGACTCCACCGTCGCCATCGACTTCAACCAAGACTTCGCAGCTTCTGCCGTCGAAGCCACCCTGTACCCGCTGGTTGGGTCCACAACCGCTGTGGTTGTGAAGCCGAACGGAACCGCTGCGTCGTCCACAAACCCGAGCTACACCTTCAACGCCCTCATCACCGAGTGGATGCCTCTCGATGCTCAGGTTGGCGAGCTCGCCACCGCATCGGTGACGTTCCCTGTTGACGGCACCATCACGAAGGCCACTGCCTGATGGCCGGGATCATGCGTCTACGGGTCGCTCAAACTGACGGCGATTCGTATGATCTCAACATTGGCCCGAAGGCCATCGTCGAAGTTGAGCGCCATTTCAAGAAGTCAATGGCGCAGCTGTTCAATGCGGAGAACGCCAGCTACGAAGCCTTGTGCTACGTGGCGTGGCGTGGTTCGCAGATTGCCGGAAAGATCGTCAAGCCATTCGATGAGTGGCTTGGCGAGATTGACGGCATCGAAGCAGTAGATGAGCAGGCGGTCCCTTTAGGGACAGCATGACGTTGCTGGTGGCCCAGGTCGCTGTGGCCACCAGCATCAGCCCCGTTGACCTGCTCGAGTGTCCACCTGAGATATTCAACGCAATGGTCGTGGTGCTCAAAGACCAGGCACGTGAAGCTGAGAAAGCACAAAGGCGGTGAACCCCGATGGCGAGCAAGGTTTCACTATCTGATGTTTCAGCTCTTCTGAATGGCCCCGAATCAGCGCGTGATGCTGTCAAACTTGAAGCGTCCCTCAAGGGGTACAACGATTTCAAGAAGGCACTTAAAGCGTTTGACAACGAACAGGGCACCGGAATGCGTAAGGCAATGGATCGTGAGATCCGTGCCTATCTCAAACCGATCGTGACTGATGCACAGTCAATGATCCCTGACTCTGCGCTGTCAGGTTGGCGCACTGGCAGCGGTCGTGGTGCCAGCAATCAGAGTGGTGCGCTGCCGAACTACGATAAAGGCGCTATCCGCAAAGGCATCGTGGTTCGTCAAGGTCAAGGAAGACGTCGCCGACCTGGTGAAGCTGTTGTCTCAGCATGGGAACTGCGCAACCAAGACGGTGCCGGTTCAGCGTTCGAAGGTGCCGGGCGTCGCGGTGGCAAGACTGCACAAGGCCGGCGGTTCATTGCTGCGCTGACCTTGTATCACGGCAAGTTCCCACGGTTGATTTGGCGTGCGTGGGGTAACGCTGGTGGCGACAAGCAGATCACCGCTGATGTCGTTGCAATCGTGAAGTTGTATGAATCGAAGCTCGAGCTAGCACTCAAGTCGGCAAAGGACTGATCAAAGATGGCTGTGAATATCAGTGTCCTTTCAACCTTCAATGATGCTGGCATCAAGAAGGCCCAGTCTGAGATGGGCAAGCTGAACAAGTCGGTGACTTCCGGCTTGTCGAGTGGTGTGAAGACTGCCGGCGCTCTTGGTGCTGGCGTTCTTGGCGCGGCTGGTGTCGCGACCGCAGCAGTTTTTGCTATCGGTCAAACCTTTGATGGTGCGTATGATTCGATCCGGTCGAACACTGGTAAGACCGGTGCCGAGCTTGAAGGTCTGAAAGGTTCGCTGCGTACCGTTGCCGGCAGCACAGCCACGTCATTCGATGAAGCAGCTGCTGTCATCGGCACTCTGAACAGCAAGCTGGGTCTCACTGGCAAGCCGCTTGAAGATGTCACCAAGTCCCTGATCGATCTGTCGAACCTGACTGGCACGGATCTCAACGGCAACGTCGAAGCTGTGTCTAAGGCTTTCCAGAACTTCGGGGTCAATGCCGCTTACCAGGCACCTGCTTTGGATGTGCTGTATCGAGCGTCGCAGCAGTCCGGCGTGTCAGTGTCGGATCTGGCGACAGCAATGGCTGATTCTGGTCCAATCCTGCGTGCTGCCGGAATGGACTTCCAGACTTCCACAGCGTTCCTGGCCTCGCTGGGCAAGGCCGGCGTCGACGCTGGCGATGTGATGCCAGCCTTGCAGCGCGGTTTGAAGAACGCAGCTGCTGCTGGCAAAGATGCCAATACATATCTAGGCGAGACGTTCGCTGCAATCAAGAACGCACCAGATGAGATCACCCGGAACCAACTTGCGTTTGATGCGTTCGGCAAGTCGGGCGGCAAAATGGCCCAGCTGATCGCTGAAGGCAAACTGTCATTCGACGATCTGAAAGCGTCGCTTGCTGGCGGTGACACCATCTCGCAGGCGACGACTGACACCGAGGACTTCGGTGAGAAGTTCGTCAAGCTGAAGAACCGTGTGATGATGGCGCTCGAACCGTTCGCCTCAAAGCTGTTTGACAAGGTCGGCGAGATCATGGATTTCATCGGCCCGAAGATCGATCAGGTGACGAAGTACTTTCAGGAACATGAGGGTGTAGCGAAGGTTCTCGCTGCGATCATCGGTGGTGTATTGGTTGTCGCTCTGATTGCTGTGAATGTGCAGCTGGTCCTTATGGCCATCAACATTCTTGCTGCCACTTGGCCGATCGTGCTGATCATTGTCGTGATCGGTTTGATGGTCGCTGCGATCATTTACGCATGGAACAACTTTGAGTGGTTCCGTGATGGCGTCATGTTCATCATGGCAACGTTGCGCAACGCTTTTTTCATGGTCAAAGATGCACTGATCACTGCCTTCAATGCGATCTGGGATGCGATCCAGTGGATGTGGGAAAAGTTCAACTGGCTGAAAGACGGCATCGGTTCTGTGTTCGGTGGTATCAAAGACGCGATCATCAGTGCGTTCAAAGCAGCGTTCAACATGGTCGTCAGCATTTGGAACGGCACGGTCGGTGGCCTCGGGTTTGATGTTCCCGATTGGGTACCGGGCATTGGTGGCAAGTCCTTCAAGGTTCCTGAGCTCTCACAGTGGGCGCATTCGGGTGGCATCGTTGGCGGCATGCCAGGTGCGAACGTGCCGATGATGCTGCAGACCGGTGAGATGGTTCTCAGCCAAGATCAGCAGGCAATGCTGCTTGGTCGCATCAACGGTGGTGGTGGCGGCAGTGTCATCAACATCAACATGACCGTGTCCCCGACTGCCGACAAAGCGTCGATCGGGCAGGCTGTTGTTGAGACGATCCGTGAGTATGAACGCAGGTCAGGTACCGGCTGGCGGGCAGCATGAGCCAGCTGCTGTTCGACGACATCACCGCCACCGTCGAGATTGGGTTCTCTACCACGGCTGGTGCGAACACGGTGCCGTTCGGTGGGCTGTTAGCAAACATCACCTGGACTGACGTCACCGCTTATGTGCGTGGGCTCAGCTTCCAGCGTGGCCGTTCCACCGAACTTGACCAGTTCCAGACCGGGTCCGCTTCAGTTGTTCTGTCGAACGCTGACCGCCGCTTCGACCCGCTGTACGCGTCATCGCCCTATGCGGGCGCTTTGACCCCGTTGCGTCCCATTCGCATCAAGCTCGCGCACGTTGATGGCAGCAGCATTACGCAGACCACCCCAATCTTCTTCGGATACATCGACGGCTGGCCCCAGACCTATGAGACCTACGGCGACGCCACCGTCACCATCAACGCCTCAGACATGTTCAAGGTGCTCAACAACGTGACGCTGCCGTCACTGTGGGCAGACAAGATTGACTCCGAAGATCCAATTGTGTGGGTGCGCTTCAATGATGGCACTTCCATGCGGCTCAAAGATTCTGGTTCATTGGAAACACAGTGGACTTGGTCTGCTGCGGATTCAGTCAGCATCAGTCGAGTGTCTAACTCCACTGTCGCAGGGTTGATTGCCGGGGATAGCAACCAGGCTGGTCAGTTCACTGAAGGCATTGATCTTCGCACCAACTTGTTCGACTACCCGGCGCAAGGTTTCCTGGCTGACGCATCAGTTGAGTTCTGGTTCCAATCATCACAGGCAGACTCTGAGTCATACGGGTTGGTCAACTTTGGGGTCGGCAAATACGCCATTTTCGGTCGCATGGTTTCCTATCTCGGGTATGGAGTTGTCCAGTTCTGCATTGGCGACAACCAATCAGGCGGTGACACGTTCGACGTGTGGACCTCGAGCGTCTTGGTCAATGACGGCAGGCCGCATCATGTGGTTGCCACGATCGGGCTGACGGCTGGCGGCTTGTGGGTTGATGGCGTCAAGGCCACGAAGACTGAGTCGAACTTGGCAGCGAACCTTTCGCTGGTCAATCCGACCAACGGCACTGTCGGTGGCAAGTCTTACTATCTGCTGCCCGATTACGCGTGCAGTAAGGAGTTCGTCGGCACCATTGATGAGTTGCTGATCTGGGACCCTCCGCTGACCGTGGCGCAGATCACGAACCATTATGAGATCGGTTCGGGCACGTTCAAAAACAATGAACGGTCGGATCTTCGGGCAGCCCGAATCCTTGACCTGATCGACTGGCCGAGCGATGGCCGTGACTTAGGAACCGGGCTTTCAACGATGGCCCCGTTTGTTCCTGGGGGCAAGACCGCTCTGGCGGCATTGCAGGAAGTCGAAGCTGCTGAGCAGGGCATGATGCTGGCCGGCGCTGACGGCAAGGTTCGGTTCATCACCCGTCAGGATTTCAACACTGCCACGACCGCTGCCACGTTTGGTGACAGTACCAGTGAGCTCGGCTACCAGGACATCGTGATCGAGCAGTCCGATGCTGACATTGCGAACCAGGTCACTGTGTCTCGTGCGAACGGTGGCAGTTCTACACAGATTGACGCCACATCGCAGGCTGCGTATTGGCCGCGCACCCTCGAGGTCACCGACCTTGAGATCGATGACGATGCGTTCACGGAGCAGCTGGCGAAGGATCTGCTGCGCCGGTACAAGACCCCGCAGACCCGTATCCGTTCCTTATCTGGAACAGTTAGAGGTCGATCAGCTGCCGACATTCAGACCATGTTGGATGTTGAGATCGGCGATCGGGTCACGGTCAAGCGTCGGCCCCAGGGTGTTGGGTCTGCGATCTCGCAGAACCTGCAGATCCAATCAGTCAACGGTGAGATCGGCACTGACAACATGGTGCTGTCGTTTGAACTTGGGCCGCAACCGACACAAGGCTTTGTGTTGGATTCATCAACGCTCGGTGTGCTCGACACATCGCGTCTAGCTCTCTAAGGGGTATCGCTGTGGGTGGTTACAAGAAGTGGAACACGAACGATGTGCTGACATCATCGAACCTGAATGAATACGTCGGGTCGCAGGTCGTCACCGTGTTCGCCACGACAGCAGCACGTGACGCTGCCATCAGTGGCGCCAACCTGATTGATGGCATGGTTTGCTACATCGCGAGCAACGACAGTTCCGAAGGGCTCTATGCATACAACGGCACTTCCTGGCGTAAGGGTCCGGGCTGGAACGCACCGTGGGGTTTGCTTTCGTCAACATCTGATGCCACTGATCGTGTACGTACAACAACAATGGCCGAACTTGCCAGCGGTTTGCGTACCAGTGCAACCGTTATCGGCAACCGCTGGTTGCGGTTCACGTTCGTTGCCAATGTTGCTGAAACGTCTGCTGGTGGTGGTTTTGTTGCCGAGGTCTACGACAACACAGCTGCTGCGACCGTTGGACGTATCGCACAGGTGTATTCAACGATCGACGCTGGCTACCAGATCTCCAATTCGATTGTCGTGCAGTCCACTGCATCTGCCGTGTACACAATCCGCATGCAAGGCATAACCCACAGTGTCAACGTCTACGGTTCAACCGTTGGCACTACCCGTTTCTTCGTTGAAGACATCGGGCCCGCAGGCAGCCCGCTGTGAACCTAGACACGATCCCATTCGTACAGGCACGCTATTGGACACCTGCCAGCATCACCCCGAAACTGATTGTCATTCACAGCATGGAATGCCCATTAGAGCCAGGACGTGCTGAACAGGTCGCACGATGGTTCGCAGGCCTAACGTCACCTCGAGCGTCAGCGCATTACATGGTGGACCCCGAAGCGGTTTGGTCAGGTGTTCGACCACCTAACATTGCTTGGCATGTTGGTTCAGCGAACTGGTATGGCGGTGCTGCGTCTATCGGCATCGAGCAATCAGGTTACGCATACAAAACCGACTGGCTAGCTGACGGCTGGCCACAACAACAACTAGACCGCATCGTTGACCTAGTCGGCTCGCTTTGTAACCGTTACGGAATACCGCAACAGTGGCTAGACGTGGACGACCTACGTGCGGGAAAGCCTGGTATCAGCACCCACGGTCTGTGCACCGCTGCCGGCCTCGGAACCGATCACACCGACCCCGGTCCCAACTGGCCTGTCGAAGAGTTCATGCGCCGCCTGACCGGTGCCAACAGGAAGAAGAAGCAACTGATGTTGATGGTCACGAAGCAAGACGGCGGGATTGTGCAGTTCGGGTTCTTCGCTGGCCAGCTGGTGCACCGTTGGCAACAGCGGCCCAACGGCAACTGGGGTGGCTGGGTTCCTTTGAACGATGGGCAACCGTTTGCATGTGACGGTGTCACCGCAGCACAAAACAAAGACGGTCGCTTCGAGGTGTGCGTGTGGAACAGCGAAACCAATCAGGTCGCCTACCGCACCCAAAACACCAACGGCACCTGGCGTGCATGGGTCGTGTGATGAACCATGCTCGCCCAAGCGACCACACAGCTTCTTGACACACCGGGCTTCGGGGTTGCCGAATGGCTTGGCATCGCGACTGCTATCAGCATCGTGCTTGCCGGCATTGTTGGTGCGATCGTGCAGCTGGTGAAGCTGCGACGTGAGAACACACGTCAGCACGCTGAAGGGCGGCAGATGATCTCCGACGTTGGTGATCGACTGCTTGACATCCATTCGTCAATACAGCGGGTTGACGGGAAAGTTGAGCGGCTTGATGAACGACTCGACAGGCACGAATCAGTGCACCACCGTGGCCGGCGACGCTGGTAGTCCACGTACACACATGATGATCCCTGACACCCAAGCTAAGCCAGGGGTGCCTATGGATCATTTGGGGTGGATTGGTCAATACATTCTGGACCGCAAACCTGATGTCATTGTTCACATCGGTGATCACGCTGACATGGAATCTTTGAGCAGCTATGACACTGGCAAAGCATCGTTCGAGGGTCGCAGGTACGTTGCCGACATCGACGCTGCAAACCGTGCTTTCGATGTGTTGTGCAAACCTCTTGAGGATTACAACGCACACCAACGCACCGTGAAGCACGCACAGTATTTACCTGAGCGGCACATCACGTTAGGCAACCATGAGCACAGGATCACCAGGGCAGCTGACGACGACCCGAAACTTGTGGGGTTGCTGTCCTTAGATGATCTCAACTACCGGCATCACGGCTGGCAGGTTCATAACTTCCTGCAACCGGTGTGCATCGATGGTGTGTGGTACGCACACTTCTGGGCGAACCCGATGTCTGGCCGGCCTTATGGTGGCAACGCTGCCGGGCGACTGAAGCAGATCGGGCACACGTTCGTAATGGGTCACCAGCAGACCCTTGACTACGCAGTCAGGTTCCTACCTGGTACCGGTGCGCAGCAGTTCGGTCTGGTCGCAGGTGCCTGCTATCTGCACGATGAGGATTACAAAGGCCCACAGGGGAACGCGCACTGGCGGGGCCTCATCATGCTGCACGAGGTGGACGGCGACGGATCAGCCGACCCCATGTTTGTCAGTTTGGATTATCTGTGCCGACGCTACGAAGGCGTGCGGCTCGCGAAGTTCACTGCTCGAAGGTTCTAAGGGGAAAAAACGATGAGCAAGAAGATCAAGGACACTTTGCCGCAGTGGGATTCACCGGCACGAGATGCGTTCATGTTGGTGCACGGCACCGGCTCAGACACCCGAGGTGGTCTGTACGGTCCACCGTGGGAAGATTACGCGCTGAGCACGGACATCTACGAGCGGCTCACAGGTGTCGAGCTCTCCGCTGTCGAAGGCATTTTGTTCATGGTTTCCATGAAGCTCTCACGGCTGTCGTTCGGGCTGGCCCAGGACTTCCCACCGGAACTGCTACGCGATTCGGTTGTTGACGCCATCGGCTACCTGGACTGCTTGTACGGGGCAATGCTGCACCAACCACGACCCGAAGAAACCGAAGACGACGAAGACGGTGACGACGATGACAGTGATTGAAATAGAACCCGACACGATCATCAAACCTGAACCGGAAGAACCCGAACCGTACAATCCTGACGAAGACGAATACCCCGACTACCAGGAACAACCCGAACCCGAGTGGGAGATCTGATGTTTACCAAACAGTACTGGCTTGATGTGTTCGAGCGTGCCATCAAAACCGCAGCGCAGACCGCTGTGGTCGCGATCGGTGCAGCTGCCGGCTTTGATCTGTTCACCGCTGACTGGCGCACCGTTGGTGGTGCAGCTGCCGGTGGGTTCGTGCTCTCGGTCCTCACCTCGCTGGGTTCAGCACCGTTCGGTGATCGCAGCAGCGCCTCAGTTGTCTCGAGCAACTGGGTTTCGATTGGTGACGGTGAGATCAATGGCTAGCCCCGCCGAGCTCCCTATCACGATCCGCACAGGTGACACCGAACAACTAACCGTGACCGTCAAAGACGATGCGGGTGTTGCTGTGAACATCACCGGACGCACCTACAGCAGCCAGATTCGTGCAACAGCAGCATCAACCGCTGTGCTTGCCACGTTCACATGCTCGGTCACGAACGGCACCGCCGGGATCTTCCAATGCACTATGGGCACCGCCATCACCGCAGCCCTAAGTGCCGGCCAAGCCGTGTACGACGTGCAAGAAAACGCATCAGGTGTGGTCACCACACTGCTTGCCGGCCCCGTGTTTGTTGTCCAGGATGTGACCAGGTGAACCGTGATGTGACCATCACACAAACCGACGTGACGTTGCGTCGCAATGATCGACCGATCGAACTGACCCAAGCGTCAGCTGAGATCGTCGCGGTCGGGGTTGCAGGACCTCAGGGTGCCACGGGGGCCACAGGCTCAACAGGTGCCACTGGTGCCACTGGCGCGACTGGTGCCACTGGCGCGAAGGGCGACAAGGGCGACACCGGCAACACGGGTGCGACCGGTGTGGTAGCCGCCACCGACCCGATCGTGTACACCTCGGGCACACAGACCGTGTCAGCTAACTCAACTTCACTGCGAACCCTGTCTCGGCAGGCCGCAACAAAACCGTTGCGCCGCTGGCAGCAAGCCTTCGCTGATGCCCGTTACGGCAACCTGTACGGGCTTGGCACTGCCTCAAGCCGCACCGCTGATGTTCTGGTGATCGGTGACTCAATCACTGAGGGTTACGGCTCAAGCACTTCGGGTGCTGGCACCACATACGTCAGACGGCTGGCTGCGTTGCTTGCTGAAACCGCAAACGCTGATGGGCGCACTGGTGTTTACGTTCCCTGTTCAACTTTTGACGGGCTGATACCTGACCCGAAATGGACAGCTGCTGCCGGGTCACCAACAGAACAGGTCTACGGTCTTGGCCGTCGCGCCCAGGGTATCCCTGCGGGCGCTGACATGCGACTGACGGTGACTGGCACCAGTGCCACCGTGTTCTACCGTCGAGTCAAAATCTTTCCGTTTCCGTACAACAATGGTGCGATCAGGATTCGTGCGTATGCAGGCACCGGCATCGGTGGCACTCTGCTGTTCGATCGCACCGAAGACACTTATGACGCATCGCTTCCGGCTGGTGGCCACATTGTTGTGGCTCAAACCATCCCTATCGCTGCGTGGGGTGCGCGTGGCACCGTGACTTTGCGTGTCACTCAAGCGACCTCGTCGGACGGCAAGACCGGCAGTGTTGTTTGCGAAGGTGCTTTCATCCATGACGGCACCGAAACCATTGGCACACGTGTCTGGTGTTCTGGCAAGGTCGGGTCAGCTTTTGCCACTTGGAATGACTCATTCGACGGAACGCTCAATAACGATTGGGCTGCGATGATGCGCAGCCATTACACAATCGCTGATGCAACAGCCTCACCAGTCCTGAATACCGCTGTCGGCTACTTGAACCCGTCCCTTGTTGTGATCGCTCTTGGCTCTAACGAAACCAGCACAACAACGGCAAACATTGCAACAGCGATGGCAACACTTGTTGCAAACATCCAATCTACTAACGGTGGGGCAAATACGCTGCCATCGTTTGCGTTCTTGATCAACCCGACGAACGGTTCAAAGACTGATGCGTATTGGTCACCGATCGTGACCGCCATGTACGCAAAAGCCGAGGAGCTCGGCTGCGCTATTTGGGATTGGTCCGACCTGTTTGGCTCGTACTCAAGCTCTACTGGCGATCCATTTGGGTGGTCTGCTGACAACCTGCACCCATCCAACCCTGGTCACGTCGCACTTGGCGACTTTGCTGCACGGGAAGCCTTAGCTGGCGTGTCCCCGATCGCCGCTATTGAGGGTCTCACCAACTCAATCAGCGCGACCGCACCGGTCACTTGGGATTCAGCGACCCGGACGATTGCTGCGACTGCGTCCAGCACATCAGCTAGCGGTGTTGTGCAGCTGACCGACTCGACAACGTCAACGTCAACCACGACCGCTGCCACAGCAAACAGCGTGAAGCTCAGTGTCGATCGGTACCGTGACGCGCAGAACTCGTCATCAACTGCACTTGATGTGGTGCCACGCGCCCAGACCACTACCGCTGCTGCTGGCGTGTCCGGCACCGTGTACTTCTCATTCTTTACCCCGGCCACGAACATGACGATCAGTCAGATCAGTTACGCAGTCGCCGGTACTGTAAGCGCCGGGCTAACACTCAGCCGCTTCGGGCTCTACACCTTCGACGGCACAACAGCGACGCTGGTAGCACGAACAAACAGCACTGCCACGACGACGTTCAACACTGCCAACACCGTGTACCCACGATCGTTTGACACAACCGGCGGCTACCCCGCCACCTACGACCTTGTGGCCGGCAACAGGTACGCCATTGCTGTGATCGGTGTTGGTACCACCCCCGGAAACATTGTAGGGCTGACCGGCACAACAACAGTGATGGCTTTGGCACCACGGTTAAACGGCAGCCTTGCAAGCCAAAGTGATCTGCCGACATCGACCAGTTCGTTTGGTTCACCGACCGTCCTCTATTGGGGTCGTGTGTCCTAGTTCACCGGCTCGATGACAGCGCACCTTCCCCTGTGCGCTGATTGGCGCAAACCCGACGGCAAGTCGGACCTGCGAACCTTCACAACTGAGCCGGCATTGAGCCCCAGAACCGCCAGACGTGGCAAGGTTCTGGGGCTCTTTACGTTTCTAGGCAAACGATCCTTGACACCTTTGCAAAATGTGGGCATACTTTGCATGTCGGCAACAGTGCCGGCCACGACACGGGAGCAACAAATGAGCACCGCAGATCGCATCGCTGAACTGACCGAATGGATCGAGGACATCAGGTTCAAGCTGTCCATCAGCCCCGATCATCCGATCGGGTCACAACTGCCAGGTGCAGTAGCGGAGCTCGAACAGCTCCAATCCATGCAAAACCACCCAACGAACACGGAGCAAACACACATGAATGACCACATCAACCCCGCTGACCTTGACGGCACGATCAGTGTCGCTGAAGCAGCTGCACGACTCAACGTCACCGGGCAAACCATTCGGAACTGGATCAGGTCCGGGCGACTCACAAAGATTCAGTCAGGCAAATCGTTTCGGGTCATCGCCGCCGAGCTCGGTGGACTGCTCGAGATGCGCCGTGAGACACGCATCGTAGAACCGCTCGAGGTTCGATGATGGACACCAGGTGCGACGCATGCCATCGACCGTTCACACCCACACAACGCAAAGCAAGCCTGTGGGCGTGGGCGGTAGTGGTCGCAGTGTTTGCCGCAGCGTTCGGTGCCGGCGCTCTAGTTGAAACCACCATGAACCTTGACATCTTCGGGTTCGCACTGGTCGTCGGTACCTACGCCATCGGGTACGGACTCATGGCGCTCTGGTGGCACGTAGCGGCCAAAGATTACTGATGGCCAACCCGGCTAAAGCCAAAGGGTCAGCGTGGGAGCGTGCAGTCACCGAGTACCTACGTGCTCGGGGGCTGCGCACCCAACGCATTCCTGCGGGATCGAACGAAGACCAGGGTGACCTGTTCGTGTTCGATGCAAAATGGCCGGCGATTCAATGCAAGAATCACGCCAAGTTCGATCTGGCCGGCTGGGTTCAAGACGTAGAAGAACAAGCTCACAACGCAGGGCGTGATGCCGGCATTGTGTGGGCAAAAAAGCGTGGCACAACCGATCCGGGCAAATGCTACGTGATCATGTCAGGTGAAGCGTTTATGACTCTCATGGAGGTGAACAATGACAAACGAAACTGATGCGCTGAACAACGCTGCGGTCGTGATGACCGTGAAGTTGGGTGCTGCAGCTGCCGGCAATGATGCTGGAGAGTTGATGCTTGACGCTGCCGAACTGATCGGTGCGTTGACCGATCGGGTGCTCGAGCTCGAAGCTGCGAACAACCAGGCGAACATCATGGTGCAGCGATTGCTGGTCACACCATGAGGAACCGCAAAGTCATTGAAGCGTTAGAGCTCGAGGTTCTGAGGTTGTCTGATCTGGTGGAACACCAGGAGAAGCAGATCAAAGAACTGAGACGCCAGAAGATGTTGTGGATCAAAGCTGCCGTGCAGATCGCACGCGAGCAAAACAAACGAACGGGGCAATAATGGCAGTGGGATCATGGGCAGATCACGCAGCATGCAAAGGCAAGACGGATCTCTTTTACCCTGATCGGGGTGACACAAAGTCGTATCGGGAAGCGGTCGCCATCTGTGGTGTATGCCCGGTGTATCAGCAGTGCCGGCAGCACATCGATGAGAACGACGAACGGTTTGGCATTTGGGCTGGTACGAATGGTGTGCGACGCAGGATCGAACGGAACCCTGACAGCGATGCACAGTGGACCAGGTGCGGAACTGTGAAGTCTTACCAGTTCGGCTGCCGGTGCGATGTCTGCCGTGAGGTGTTCTTGGAGTATCAGCGTGCCCGACGTGCTCGAGTACGCACGACTGTCGCACCTGGTGCGCATACTGGCAATCTGACCGAATAAAGGATCACACATGGGCGCAACAATCGATATCGACTTCGACCCGATCAGGCGCAACGGGCACGGACAGCCAGTGATTGACGGGGTCACTTATGATCGTCCGTCATCCATGAAAGACGCCATCGAAGACATGCACGGTTTGCGTGTCTGGGATAAGCGCATGGTGGCGTTGGGTTTAGCTGCCCGATCTGATCTGTACGGCAGACTGTGTGACGTTGACCGTGAAGACAAACAGGCTTTGAACCGGTTGTGTGAGGCTGCAGCCCGCGCTGGCGGGTCAACTGTTCGCAGTGAGCTCGGCACCGCCATTCATAAGATGCTCGAACTCTCCTGGTTCGATGACACATACGAACCGCCGAACTTTGCGCCACTTGTGCATGCTGTGCATGAGCAGCTGCGACTGTGCGGTTTGAGCCCGGTGCCTGATTCTGCTGAACGGTTCGTGATCAACGAACAGCACAAGGTGGCCGGCACGTTCGATCTGCTTGTCACTGACGGCACCGAACTGTTCGTTGCTGACATCAAAACCGGCAGCGTGTCATACGGTGGTGTCGGGTTTGCATGCCAGTTGGCGTGCTACGCGAACGCAGACTGGTTCTACGACGGTGATGCACGTACCCCAATGTGGGAAGTTTCCAAGTCCACAGGCGTCATTATCAATGCGAACCCTGATAACAACAGTTGCGAACTGCACTGGCTTGACCTTGAGGTTGGTGCGCTGGCCCTCGAGCTCGCCATCGAAGTGCGTGAGATGCGTAAGCACAAACCGATGACAGCCATCAAACCATTGGTGCATGTCAAAGCTGAGAAGCTTGCTGAGGTGCATACCGACTGGCGCACCTGGATCACCGATCGGGTCAAGCAGCTGCTGGCCGACGGGCACGGACAACTGATCGCAGACATGTGGCCTGAGGAGATCCCGAGGCTAGGCAAAAGCGAACCCTATGACGATGAACAGCAGACCATCATTGAACGGTTGGTGTCGAACGTCGAACGGTCAGCGATGGCGCTGTTCCCACCAGTACTTGACGATCAAACGTCCGTACAAAGTGCCGTACAGGTCAAACCTGAGCGCCGGCCAACACCCGACGATGTCGGCACCGTTGATGACACCCAGATCGCTGAAGCGAAGCGACGCATCGATCAGCTGGAAGCTGCAGAACAACTGTGGCTCACTGGCATTGTCAAAGCCTGCAAAGCCGCTAACTACCCGATCAACCTGACAGGGCCCGGTGGTATCCCATCAGCACGCAGACATGCCATCGTGCTCGCACTGATCGAACTCGCACCGTACCTAGATGATCTGGTGCTCGAGGCTGCGATCTGGCAGGCACGCAACGAACCACGGAACGCTGACATCAGCATCGGTGCACTGGTAGGGTCCATGACCCTCACCGAAGCACACCAAACAATCTCAACGGCTGACGACCTGAGAACAGGCGCAACGCACCTGGTGTACGGCTACGACACCGTAGCCATCGTCACAACCAAGACACCCAAGACCCCAAAGGACGGGCAACCATGACAGAACCAACCATCGACAGCGTGCTGTTCTCAAGCAGCAGCGTGCCGGCCATCAAGTTCGAAGAAGTCGGTGACAAAGCGAAGCTGAAGATCACCGGCATTCAGACCCGATCAAAGCGCGACTTCCAGACCGGCGAAGTACAACTCAACAAGGCCGGCCAACCCATGCCCGAACTCGTCATCGACGGCATCGATCTCACCACAGGCGAAGAGGCACGAATCTACGCAGGCAAGTGGGCGATGATCGCCGCCATCAAAGACGCTCTGGCGAAAGCTGGGATCGGTGCCGGCCAAGACCTGACCGGTTCGGTGCTCACCATGCAACGCAAGGAAGATGCTGAACCGACGACACGCGGGTTCAACGGGGCACACCAGTTCGTAGCGAAGATCGACGCTTCGAAGCCTGCAGCAACCATCGAAGACATCATCTGATCTGATGGCAGCACCGTGTCCAGCAGTTGCTGCCCGGTGCTGCCATCCACCAACCCAACGGGGGCAACAATGGCAGAACAACCACACTGGCTGGTCAGGTTCGACAAACGCATGAACGCATGGGTCATTGACCTGTCATGCGGCGCAGACCGAATCCGCCTACCAGGAGGACACCCATCGCACGGTGACGCAATGCGTCAGGCACGCATGCTGATGTCAGCATCAATGGTGCAAATAGTGGACCGAGGCTGAACCGTGACCGCGGGCAAACGGGAACACGGAACCCGAGTGAAATACGTGCAAGATCGCTGCAGGTGTCAACTGTGCACCGAAGCAAACACGGTTTACCAGCGTCAATTGGACCGTGAGAACAGAGCTCGAGCGTACGGGCTTGATGTTGAACCACGGCTGAT